TTTTATATTACCTATATCAAATACAGCAACAGAACATCCACAGTTTTTTACAAGCGATAGTGCTCACGATTCAAGTGCATCACCTATAGATATAGAAACTATTACAGCTTTAGCAGACGGTTCTGCTTGTAAATTAGAAGTGTTTATAGCAATGAATACAACTACATAGTATGTATTTATTAAATATTGATAAGCGGGGGCAAGCAGTAGAAACAGACGATAGTTTGTATGCGATAGAAGAGTTTAGACAGGTAGTTGAAGAACATGGATTGAAGGGAATACTTTGGGTGGCATTAGTTTGTGACTATGACTCTCCATATAGGCACTTTGTAGAAAGAGAAAGAGTAAAGTCTGTAAGTAAGGCTGTGTTTGATAAGTTTGAGTGGAAAGGTATTAAGAGTCAAAGTATAGCTAATGCAATATCTAAGTATAAAGAGTTGCAATTTGACCCATTAGATGCACAATTAATAGCATTTAATGAAAAAATTGATGAGTATACTAGACTTATGCGTACTGTTACAATAACAGAAGATAATGCAGAAAGCATGCAGAAAATAATGATAGGCATAGAAAAAGTCTTAAATACTAGACAAAAACTATTAGATGCCATAGAAAGAAGAGGCGAGAGAAAAAAAATAAAAGGGGAAGCAAAAATGAGCTATTTGGAGCAGCAGTTAAATATTAAAAATAATATTTAATGTCAAAAAATATAAAAAAATATTCTCCTGTTGTATTTCAGGGGATACCTGATTTGGACCCAGAATCTGTTACTTTTCAAGAATATTGGGAGGAACAGATACACAGATGTATGCACGGCTATAAGCCAAAAGGATTGGACAAAATAACAGGAAAACATTATTACTATTTAAATTTTTATAGAATTTTAGGTAATAGTGGTGAGGACATGGGTAATAGAAAAACTTTGATTGCTCCGTGGTATAGAGATTTAGATAAGCTATACTTTGATTTGTTTGAGCAATGCAAAGATGAACAAAAGGGAATGATTGTAATCAAAGCCAGAGATAAAGGTTTTAGTTATATGAACTCTGCTTTATGTGCTCATGAATATACATTCTATCCTTATAATGAGGTAGGAATAGCTGCAGGGCTACAGGTTACTGCAGATTCGTTCTTTGATAAAGTAAAAAAAGGTTTAAATGCACAGCATAATAACTTTAAACATTCTGTAATTAAAGACTCGTCTGATATTGTTAAAAGTGGTTATAAACAAAAAACAAAAGACGGAAAATGGATTATAGGAGGTTATCAATCGGCTATACACTGTAGAACAATGTCTAACCCTGAAGTATTTAAGGGTGAACGTTTAAGTGTTATGGTATTTGAAGAAGCTGGTGAGTTTAAAGAGTTACTAAATGCATACATGTCTTCTAAAGCTTGTTTTATGGATGGTAACGTACAATTTGGTGTACCTGTTATTGGTGGTACGGGTGGTGATATAGAAACATCATCTAAAGATTTTATGGAAATGTATTACAATGCAGATTCATTTAATTTAATACCTATGTTTATACCAGCTTCTGTATGTTACTATGGTTTTTTTGACACTAAAACTGGTGTTAGTGATGAAAAAGGAGCAAGAGAAGAGTTGTTAGATGAAAGAAAAAAGTTAGAAGGTAAAGATAATAGTAAGGCTTATAATTTACATATACAAAACTACCCACTAACTGTTGAAGAAGCATTCTTAAAAACTAAAGGAAGTAGATTTGATTTGGCTCTTATAAACGCACAAAGAGGTAGAATAATGAGTCATAGTAGATTAGAGACACAAATACAAAGAGGTAGACTAGAATGGGTGTTTGATGATGAAAATGGATTTGTAGATGAGGTAGAGTGGATAGCAGACCCAAGAGGTCCATATAAAGTTTTGGACCACCCTTTAGAAGAATACGAAGGATTGGATATAGGTGGTATTGACTCTTATGACCAAGACACAGCACAATCTACATCTTCGTTGGGTAGCGCTATAATATACAGAAGATTTGTTTCTCCAGATGTACCTAGCGATTATGTTGTAGCAGAATACACAGAAAGACCAAAAACTGCTGAAGAATTTTGGGACGGATGTTTAAAATTAGCCGTATATTACGAAGCGAAAATGCTTATTGAGTATACAAAAATTGGTATTATAGATTATTTTAAGAGAAAAAATGCTCTTAAGTATATGAAAGAAAAACCAAAAACTGCACACGCGCCTGGAACCCTAACTAGAAATAGATTTGGTTTACAAATGAACAAACAAACAAAGGCCGTTATGGAGCAGTACATGAACGATTATATCAAAACTAGTGTTGATGATATATGGTTCATTGATTTGTTAAATGAGCTTGCTGATTATGGTACACGAAACACGGATAGAGCTATTGCTTTTGGATTGTGTTTAATACATAATGTAGATATATTTCGTGTTCAGGCAAGAGAAAAAGAAAATAAAAATAAGAAACTTGGATTTGTTTACTATAAAAGAAAAGATGGTAGACTTGTCCCTTTTAAAGATTAGGATATGCCATATAATAATTTTCCTAGGCAACTGCTTAGTGACAAAGAAAAAACAAAAGAATGGTGTGAGCAAAATTTAGATGCTATGGCACCTTATATAGCTCAATACAATAACAATCTATATATTAACGATAGATATAAAGATATTCGTAATTATCAAGCTTATCATGGTCATTTTGACCCAAAAGATTACGAACATGTTACTGACCAGTATGGCACACCTTTTCCAGCTAGAATGACCAATTATAATATTATAGCTCCTAAAATAGATTTGTTAACAAGCGAAGAACTTAGAAGGCCAATGGAAACAAAAATAAGTTCTGTAAATAGAGATGCTGTTAATAGAAAACAAGATTTTAAGGTAGGGCTAATTTTAGATTCTTTATTAGGCGATGTAAAAAAAGAGATAAACGATGTTATGGGTATGGAGATAAATCAAAACAATGAAGATTTTGAAATGCCTGATGATATAGAACAGTTTATGAGATATACTTATAAAGAAGCTGTTGAAGAAGTGGCTGAGGATGGTATAGAATATTTAAAACAAAAATATCGTTGGAAGGAAATATTTAAGAATGGCTTTAGAGATTTATTAGTATTAGGTAAAGTTTTTTATAGAATAGAGGTAAAAAACGGAGACCCATTTATTAGAAGAGTTGACCCTAGAAATATAGCTTTTGATTCTGCTATAGATACTGATTATATAGATGAATCACAGTGGGTAATAGAACAAAGATGGTTAAGTGTTAACGAAATACTAGATGAGTTTGGTGAAGAATTAGATAAAGAAGATGTGGTAGAGTTAGAAAAAATGAGACACATATCTTCTGGTACTGAATTAGCACACTATAATACTAGCATGGAGTGGTTAAATTATGACTCTTCTACTGGTGTAAGAATTAGAATAATACAAGGAGAGTGGAAATCAATAAGAGCTTTAAAATTTAAAGTATCTCCAAACAAATATGACCCTGCTAATCCATTTAGAAAAGCTGTATCTGATACATACAGACCTAGGAAAGGAGAACAAATAGAAACTAAGTACGTAGATGATATTTGGGAAGGAACAAAAATAGGTGGTAGAATAGCTGTAAGATGCAGAAGAAGACCTAATCAAGTAAGGTCTGTAGATGATGCAGGTTCTACACCTTTATCTTATGTGGGCTGTACTCACAATATGTCTGCAGGTAGGGTAACTAGTTTAGTAGATGTGTTAAAACATATACAAGTTTTATATAATGTTGTAATGTATCATATAGAACTTACTTTATCTAGAGCGGGTGGTAAAGCTGTAGTTTATGATGTTTCACAAATGCCGTCTAATATAGGTATGGACATGCAAACAGTATTATATCATATTAAAAACGATGGTATAATTCCTATAAACTCTAGAGACGAAGGGGCAGATACTGCAAGATTTAATCAATTCCAACAAGTAGACTTTACTTTATCTAATTCAGTTCAACAACTTATCAATCTTAAGTTAATGCTAGAACAAACGGCAGGTCAGGTATGTGGTATATCTCCACAAAGAGAAGGTGCTGTATCGCAATATGAAGCAGTAGGTAATGTACAAAGAACTGTAATACAATCTAATTTAGTTACAGAAAATTGGTTTTTTCAACATTCACAAGTTAAAAAACGTGTAGTAGAAAGAGTATGTAACTTAATGAAGATTTGTTGGGCAGAAGGTAAAAGAGCTGGGTTTATATTAGGAGATGGTGCATTTAAATTATTAAATATATTACCTGAGATAGCTTTAAATGACTATGGTATATTTATTAATGAAGGCGGCAAAGACGATGCTATTAAGCAATCTATTACACAATTATCTCAAGCTGCACTACAAAGTGGTAACTTAAAGTTATTAGATGTTATTAAAGTATTAAAAGCAGATACTTTAGTAGAAGCAGAACATGTATTAGAAAATGGATTGAAAGAAATGCAACAACAAGCACAAATGGCTCAACAACAACAACAAGCTGTTTTACAAGCACAGGCACAACAAGCTGAAGCACAAAGACAACATGAAATTAATTTAAGAAGTATAGATGCTGAAGCTAAAATTAATGTAGCTAGAGAAAATGCTAAAGGTAGAATAGATGTTGCTAATATACAAGCTGATGTAGAGGCGGATATAAATGCTGATAAACTAAAAACTGCACTACAAAAAGAGTCTGTAAAAGCAGAATATGATATGGAAAAAGAAAAGAAAAGAATAGAAAAAGATAAAAAATAAATTAACTATCTTTGTACAAAGCAAAGAGCAAAAATTAAAACTATGAGTACAGAACAAAAATCAGGTGAAGACCTAATAGAAAAAGTTGAGCAAGAAACTGCTGAACAAACAGAAAACAAAACAGAAGAATCTACTGGATTTGATGCTAAAGCATTTGCTGGTAATGAAGAAACTGTTAAAGAAGAATTAGAATCTCCAGAAGAATCTGAACAAGAAGATGCTGAAGAGGTTGATTCTACAGAAGAAACAGATGAGGATGGCTTTGAGTGGGGAAGTGTAGAAAAAAAGGCTGAACAGCCACAAGAGGAAGATTGGGACCCAAAACCAGAACAAAAGAAAGAAACAGTTGAAGAAGCTGTTTATGATTGGGAAGCACTAGGACAAGAGTTAGGTCTTGATGCTAAAAACGAAGAAGATTTTAAAAAAGCTGTAAAATCAGCTGTTAACAAAACTGTTCCTGTTAATGATAATATACGTAACATGGAAGGGTTTTTAAAGATGACAGACAAATCGCTTGTAAAAGCTGATTTAGAAGCATCAGGTTTGTCAAAAGAAGAAGTAGGAGATACAGTGGATAGATTAGTAGATTCAGGTTTACTAAAAAGAGAAGCTGTAATGATTAGAAAAAACTTGCAAAACTATATTTCTAACGAAAGAGAAAAAGTAGCAAGACAAGAATTAGAAAAAAAACAAACAGCAGAGAGAGAAAATTTACAAACAAGAAAGTCTTTACAAAAATATATAAAAGATAAAAAAGACTTTTTTGGTGGTAAGATTAAAACACAAGATAGAAAAGAACTTTATAACTACATAACATCAGGAAATTTTGC